AAAAACTATCCATATCCACTTTACCATTTACTAATTCATAAATTTTTGTCAAAAATTCTGTAAGTTCTTGTCTGACCCTAGACTGTTCTTGGAACTGTATATCACATTGTTGATCTAAATTCATTGTTAAGTATTTATTATACTCTTCTTGCGTAACCATATATTTAGAAGATAACATTCCAATAGAATTATAAAAACAGTTACCATCACCATTTGAACTTTGTTTGACATATTTAACCGCTTGTAATAATTGTTTGGGACCAGCAGGTGCTGTTGCTGCTTCTCCTGCTGGTGCTGTTGCTTCTCCTGCTGCTGTTGCTGTTGCTACTTTTTTCAGTGACTCCATTAATTTTGAATTTTCAGTATTTTCAGGACTAATACTAGTTACCAAGTTTGTAGTTAAATTACTGAATACAGATTCGACTTTATCATTATTTTGACTTATTACAGTTGAGTAAAGACTTACTATTATTTTCTTGCCTTCAACTGGTTGTGGTTGTTTATCGTCTATTAAATATAAATACAAACTATACCTTTCACTATCATATAAAAATCCTAATATATCATCTACCATTTTTTTATCTATTGTCTTACCATTGTAGTCCGTATACTTGGCATCATCTATGCTGCTTAAATATGTATCTTTACTACTTATAAGAGTTGCTATTTTACTTTTTTCATCGTCCGTTTCAGCCAAATATTCACGATTAAACTCTTGAGTAGTTAATAAACGCATATTCTCTAATAAATTTGTATTACCATATCCGTTTGAAAGCAAATCTTGAATAAAACAGTGCTGTTTACCTATTTTATAATCTTTAAAGTAACATAAGTCATTCAGTATGTAATATAGTTTTTTATTGTATATATTATTTAAAAAATTTTGTATTTTTTTTAAATTTTTTTCAGTAATTTGTTTACCAGAACCAGAACCAGAACCAGAAGTAGAATCACAATTTATTAAGGATTTAATTTTAGAATCATCCATACTTAAGTATAAAGATTCGTCGTTTATGCCGTTTAACATAAAATTTAATCTATTCATTTTTTCAAGAAATTTAATACCTTGCATAAATTGACTAGGTTCAGTAGGTTGAGAAAGTATTTCTTTAAGGGGCTTATAAAAATTTTGTATTGATTTTTTTAATTTTAAATAGTCAATATCACTCATCATCATATTTTTTTTTAATATTTCTTCAAGTTTTTTATTCTCATCCTGACCACCCGGAACTAACATATCTTTTACTTTATCATATAGTGCTTCAGTTATTGTCATATAATTTTTCATTAAAACTTTGTCTTTTAAGTAATCCGGTATTTTTATCGTATTTTTACCAATTTCATCTTTATTCGCATCTGGTCCTATTCTAAAAAATGTAGAACAACGTGTTTGTGTAGGTAAATCTGATGGAAAAATATACCACATCCAATCTGTTTTTTTTTGTCCAGCATTAATCTCTTTTAACGCAGTTTCAAAATTTGACCCATCTACCTTATATGTGATTGTATCATCAACACCTCCGGGTATTTTATTACCAGTTTTCACACCGTTTGCATGCGCTTGTTTAAATTCTTCAACCGTCGCTCTCTTTATTATACCATGTATTGGAAGAACGTGGGATACTTCAGGTAGCGAAGCACTAGGTCCTACCTTGGGGTAAAATACAGTAAAGTCTATATTTGTTGGGTTATATTTCCCTTCATTTTCTCCACCAAAAGATGAAGGCGCGTTATTTTTACTTGTATATATGAATGTTTGTTGTCCTGCAACACTAGTACATTTTAAGAAAGTTGGCTGAACATCTGTTGGGAATGGTTGCAGTAAGTTGATATTAAAGTCACCACTAAAAATAATATCATAGTATGCATAGACAGAGTCTTGCCTGAAATAAGAAACTACCGTGTTTAATAATATATATATCTGTCGCTGTCTTACATACATCTTTGGCGTATTTTCTTCATCTAGTGACAAATGTGTAGATGTAAGTATTTGTTTATTTTTTGTATTTACAAAAAACCATAATCTTAAACAGTCCTTTGTAATAAATGTCTCATCATATTTTTGTATATTTTGGTTTTTTACCATACTTATTATAGCATTGAAAACTGTTTCTGCATCATTATTTGAAAAGATTTTTTCACCACTTTTATTTTTTATTAAAAATCCCAAACTTTTTATTTCTTCGACATTTACCGTTTTTTTATTCACAACCAAATAAAATTCACCAAAGTAATTAGTATCGTCTGTTATTTCTGAAGGTACAATATCCAGATTAACACTACCATCGCCACCATCTCCACCATCGCCACCTTCCTTATTTTTTATAGAAGTAGTTAATAATTCTTTGTATTTAAAGGGTTGAAATAGAGCACCTTCATTTCCAGACGATGCTGTCGACGATGCTTTTGCTTCTTCACTATTCAGAGCTATTTCCAATACAGATGTGGGTCCTTCTTGAATTAAAGTATAATCATATCCACCTTTCATCATGGCGCGAATAGCCCGCGCATTATTTGCTAACCGCGACTTATAGTGTTCTATTCCTTCTTTAGATTTTCCATTAAATTTATGAAAATAAATGAGTGTGTTATCCTTGTCTTTTCCTTCTCCACCATGGCTAGCAATATTCCATGTTATTAATTTTATTTCTGCTGGGAATGCACCTCCTTCCATTTCTGTCGCGTTATCATATCCACCTTGACCTTCCCCACCCGACATAGCACTTGAACCGGTAGTAGCAGTAGCAGTAGCAAGTTGTGGTCCGCACTGGCTATTATTTGTATTATTAATATTGTACATAATGGGCGAATGATCGGAATATATTTTGTCTTTATTTTCTGGTTTATCCCATTTTGACATTTCTAAACTTGTCAGGTAGTTATAGTCTGGTTTGCCGGTTTCGCATATAACTACTGACTTCTTATACGGAGAACCTTTAACTGTTTTAGCTTTTGATACAGTATATTCATAGTTATTCAACTTTTTCAAATCATCACCTGCTATTTGTATAGCAGGAGGAATAAGTTCAACGGAGGTGGTACTTAGGTTTCCTGATGTAGACTGTGTCCAGTCGGGAATTTCATCTGGTTGTGGTTGTGGTTGTGGTTGTGGTGGTGGTGGTGGTTGTGATTGTGGTTGTGATTGTGGTGGTAGTTGTGATTGTGGTGGTGGTTTTTTACCTTCATTTCCCAAATTGGATGTTTCTTGTACGGGTGAAATAGAACCTGGTCTCCCCGTAGATGCCCCCGTAGATGCCCCCATAGATGCCCCCGTAGATGCCCCCATAGTTATGTCAACTAAGCTATTTATTATACTTCGTTTTGCTTCATTGTCTAAAGCAGCTTGTTGATTCTGTTGCTCTTCAACTTCACTTTTTGCTACTTGTTTTATTACCTCATTGACAAATGCTGTGTCGAGTTCAAAAACACCACCAATTGCTTCACTATTAGACGGATTCGACTTATTTGGATAAATAGGCAATCCTTCTGTTGAATCTGAATTTACTATTTTCTTCATTTCTTCTTTTGGGCAAAGAAGTAGTTTACCCGTTGTAAAAATGAGACCACTTTTGTTTATTTTATCAGGGTTGGTTAAAGAATATTTATGCCCAAACAAATTTGGCAGGGTTTGGCTGTTTGTGTATCCATTTAAACGAAGTCTTCCATTCTTACCTTTACCACCATATAGATATGTTACTATTTTGCACGCTTTAATAAAATATGATATTTCTTCCGCATAATCTGATAATAAAGGATAATTTTCAGACTTAAATACGTTGTTACTTCTTGTTAATAGTAATGCTAATGCTGGTGCCACTGAATATACCTTGCTTATTTCACTTTTGACAACTTGTTGGTCATATGGTATATCAAAATTGAAATCCCCTGACATAAAATAAGGGTTAACATCAGTTGAACTTGAATAATAATACCTTACTCTAAACTTGGAAACAAATGCAGATACTAATAAAACTTCTAACATTTGTTTTGTTATTTTTTTATCACTTGCATTAGCTTCATTCTGCTTTACAAATTTAACAGACATTGTTGTTGAAGCTTTTTTTGCTTCGATTTTTTTAAGTGTTTCAGCGGTTTCTAATTTTATATTTATAATTCCAAAAATTTGACCTCCGGGAATATAACTCTGACTCATATATTTTTTACACAGCTCTGCTTCTGGTTTAACTTTAGACTGTTTTCCCACACTCGTTTTACCAAATAGTCCTGAAAACAATCCTGCTTGTTCTGAATTATCTTGGGCATACCATTCACCGCCATCAGCGCCATCTCCACCGACTTGACCATCTGCACCATCTCCACTATCTCCACCATCTCCACCATCTCCACCTACTTTAACCGCATTATTTGTAGGGGCAAATTTTACTTTTTGAGGTTCTACTTTTTCTCCTCCTTCTTCTTCATAATCATTGATTCCTTCAGCATCATCTTTTTCACTTCCTTCATCGGGTATATTATCATCATCTTCACTTATTTTAATCATACCACTATATCCTGGAAGTCCGGGTAATTTAGGGCGCGTTGCATCTGCCGGTTGTGATGTGGTAGTAGTCGTAGTCGTAGTCGTACTCATACTTGTTTTAATAGGCGATAAAGACATAACACTACCTGGCATTTGTCCAGGTAAAGAAGCTGGTTTTTTATACACACCACCTTTGAATGTGCAATACGTAACTGTAGCAAAAGAAGTATTACTGTAAATTGGTTCGATGGAGTTAATATTTTCGATTGATTTTCTATTTTTATTTATAAAAGCTCCCATTCTTATATCAGCTTCGTCTTTTAGTTCAAACTTGTCAATTTTGAACATAGTCAAGTTACCTAGTGCAGTTTTTTTATCGGGTATAGTCAAAACGCCTCCAATAAAACTCTGTTCAAAGAAATAGACGAAGAAATATTCTTGTTTGTAACGCTCGTATATTTGCGCCAGTAAGTTTAGAGGGTCGTCTACTTTTTCTAGTAACTGATTTAAAACTTTTCTGTGTATTTTTATTCTTTCACTTTGTTTATTTGGAGTAGTTATGTCTGCCAATATATATTTTTCTGAATCTGTTAAGGATTCTATAATTTTTCTATATGAGTCTAAAGAACACTGTACATTTTGGAAACAGTATATATCAGAACCACACATATCCATAGCATTAAATAATATTTCTTTACGTTTACTCCAAGAATTTTCATTTTTCCAGGAAACACCAGCGAATGAGTTGTCAATACTATTAAAATCTTGTATTAGTTGGTCTTGACCTAAAAAACAATATTGAACAAAAGATATCTGATTTACACCAGCATTTATCTGCGACATAATTTCGCTCCCCCCAACATTCAAAGCTTTTTTTACAAATCCAGGGAGGATATCTGTAATCGAAGGTGTGCTTTTTATCTTAATAGAGTTCTTAAGCTGTCTCCCCACTTTTGACCAATTTTGCTCTAAGAAATTACGTCTCCAAAAAGTTTTAATTTGTGAACCTCTTACGGCACAAGATGAAAATAAAGTTCCATCGCGGTCAATCGCAAGTTTTCCTTTTTCTAACTTTTCTAGGAATAGTTCTAACTCAATATAATAGCCGACTTTATAGTTTTCTAATACTTTTCTCAGCTGTTTAAACGTATTATTCCACTCTAAATAGTCAATTATGTACTCAACTCCTTTATACATGAATGTTGTTTTTGTAGAAAAAAGTATGTCTAAAATGAAACGAATATTATGACGAATGACACCATCGAGTTCATTTAAAGATGACTCTGATAACTTTTCTCTAAGTTTACTAATTCTATCTTTTTCTTCATAAATTTCGCCTGTTTTCTTTTTTTGTTTTGCAGAAATAGATGATAATAAATTTTGCTTTTCTAATATTCTAAAAAGAAACTTTAGTATTGTTGCGGTATTCGGATCTAAGTCTATTCTTACTTGAATTGTCTGTGTCTTTCCACTGAGTATATTAAATAACATGATTATTGGAACTTTTACTATATCGGTTGATGATACTCGAGAGCTTTCAATTATAGAATCCATTTGTGAACTTGTAACTTGTCTCGTATAAATAACACTTTTTAGTTGCGATATTCCGGACTCAGCATTTACACTTTTACTATTTGATGATTTTGGTTCATATATAAATCGTAATCCTGTATTTGAAACAGCAGCGGGAAGAGTGCTTTGTCCTGTTATTTTTCTATACTCAGAATTTATTTGATTTGCAACTGTACTCTCATCAGTGTAACTTTTAAATTTGCTTGATGATACCGTAGGTAGACCATAAGGTGTAAACATTTTTTCTCTGTTATCAACAGGACCGCCAATAAGTCTATAATTATCTCCTTCTTTAATCATTAACATAGAAGGTTCGGGTATTTTTTTCCCCATCTCTGAAATTTGTTTTATTTCTTTTTCTGATGGCGTACTATAGATAAACGCATATACGGAACCAATCAATTTTTTTTGTTCTTGTGCAGGATACCAGTTTGTAATAAAACTTCCTTCTGTTTCTAGGTCAGTTTCAAATACTTTTTTTTTACTATCATCTTTTTTTTGATTTATTGGTTGATTTAATATTTCAATATCATCTACAGAGACAATCTGACTGTCGTTTCCATATAGTTTTATAGGTTCTCCTAATTTTTTTACAAATGCTTTAAATAAATTTATATTAAAAAATGTATCTACGCGTGCTTTTATGGTAGCATTATTAGGAAAGCCGGAGTTATTAAATTTTATTAATGAAGCAATAAACGGTTCTGCATCATTTGTTGCACGACTTAGTAAACTCGATGCAGTAATAGAAGAAAATGTTGTAGGTTGAATATTGGGTCTTGTTTCCGTGGCAGTATAAGGGTTGAATCTATCTCTGTCTCTTCCATAAAGTCTATAACGATCGTCGTTAAAATCGGAATCAAATCCACCTCCAATCATTACTTGTTTTTTCGCATCAATAGCGGGGGGTAAGGGTGGGGGTGGAGCTCGGACATCTTGTGGAACCTGTTGATTTTTTGGGAGGGCTGGAGCAATGGGGGCAGCAGGGGCGGCAGCAGGCAGAGCCGGTGGATTTACTATATTTTCTTTTTGCTCTTTTTGTTCTTTTTGCAAAGCTAACTCTTTTTCGTATTCTTTTTGAAATTTTTGAGATTCGCTTGGTGTAGATGTATATTCTCTTTTGTAGTAAATTTTTTCTATTTTTTTTCTTTCTTTATTTGTCATACTTAAAATTTCAGGATTTATAAACATTTGTAGCGTTCCAATGTTATATTTTTTAATAATATTTATTGTCTTATTTTGTTTTTTTATATACCACGATACATTATCCTTTTCATCTTCTTCATCATTTTCTTCATTTTGATTTTTATTATCTTCTATATTTTTTTTTTCTTCTTCCTCGTTCATTTTATATAATAATGATAATATATATTATAATATTCGTTTAATTATTTTGGATATTACAATATTAATTTTTTTATATATTTGTTGTTGGTATTCATAATGTAATCTTGGTGTTATTTTTAAAATTTATTCATGTTATAAGCATCTAAATAGTTTAGTTGACTACTTTTAGTCTTCTGAGTTTTATATTTTTGTACTATTTCCATTGCGTCATTGAACTCTTTTTCAGTTATAACTTTATTATTTGTATACTCTCCGAGTTTTCGAGACTTTAAAAAGTTTTTGGGAAGGATACAGTATTTACTTTTTTCGTTCAATGCAAAATCTGCTAAAACGACAAAAACTGCAGTTAGAACAAGTGCGTGATATATATTTCTAGTCGCCATCCAAGATATTGTAAAAACTAATATTTCTTTTGTAAGCGCGTATTTTATATAAGACTCCGTCGACTCATCTAAGTTAATTTGTATATACCTCGAACCAATATTTAAACATATCATCATTATTCCAGCAAAAAATGTACTTGAATTTAGAGAACTTACAGCTTTATTTATAACGTCCATAGTCTATTATTGTCTAATTTTATGAATATTTTATATTATATATTTACAACACAAATAAAATTTGTAAAATTAATAAATTTGTAAAATTAATAAATTTGTAAAATTAATAAATTTGTTAATTCCAATAAAATGCTTCCTTAATATTGACTCCACATTTTCATAACTCTAAATTGAAAATCCTTCATATAACGGTATCGATTTTACGATTATAATCGTTAAAAATACAAGTGCTAGATAAAAGTTTACTTTTGAAAAATAAGCAATAAGAAGTAAGATTATAATCCTACCTATAAATGAAGTATACATATAGTTATAAACGCTTGGTATGAATACGCATAAAAGAGCAAATAATAAAATATTGTAAAATATTAAATTTTCTATTTTACTATTCATTTACGTTCTGTTGTTTACTGTTATTTACTGTTATTTACTGTTATTTATTATATATTTAGAAATAAAACTATGTGGAAATAACAAACTATTTATTTATATTATATTATATATATTCAATGCGTGTGACTAGATTAACCGAGATAATACCACATATGTCATATAAAAGAAAAAATATCCCTACACAACCTTTATTTTTTACTTCACATGCAACGTATAATGCTTCAAAATCAATGCCAATACACTCTAATAGAACATTACTTCAGGTCACTTTTCCACCTATTCATTTAGAATATAAAGAGAATGAAATCTTGCCTACAATAGAATGGAAGCCTTCATTTGTGGTTGACTCCACTTATAGAGAAATAGGTGTACCAGAGAAGATAGGATTTATAATTTTACGACACGTAAACTCCAGTATAACGAATCACTACTGGAAAGAGTGTTACAGGTGTATTAAAAAATTTTATCCGAGAAATAGAATATTAATAATAGACGATAACAGTAACAAAACATTTCTTACAAACGAGCCACTAGATAATACGATGGTAATACAAAGTGAGTTTCCGCGAAGAGGAGAATTTTTGCCATATTATTACTATTTAAAAACAAAATTTTGTGAAACTGCCGTTATCTTACATGACTCGATGTTCATAAAAAAATATATAGATTTTACCGTAAACAACTACAAAATTATCATAAATTTTTATAAAAAAGATATTTCAGATAAAGAGTCGTTTCAATATCAAATGAATTTATTGTCTGCTATTAATAATGAAAAATTAACTAATTTTTATAATAAGAAAGAGTTGGACATGTGGAGTGGATGTTTTGGCTCTATGGCAGTTATTAAATATGACTATTTAAAAAATATAGACAGTGAATTTCGACTAGCTTCTTTAATACCTCATATAACATGTAGAACAGCTAGGTGTGCATTTGAAAGAATAATCGGATGTCTACTACAAGTAAATATGAAAGAAGAATGTTTGCTTGGTTCTATTCATATGAACTGTATGTGGGGTTTAACTTATCGCGATTACCTACATAATAAATACAATCATAATTTACCATTAGTAAAAGTATTTACAGGAAGATAAACTTGCATTGTAATTTGAATATTATTGTTAATATTGTTGTTAATATTGTTGTTAATATTGTTGTTAATATTGTTGTTAATATTGTTGTTAATATTGTTGTTAATATTGTTGTTAATATTGTTGTTAATATTGTTGTTAATATTATTGTTAATATTATAATTTAATTTCCGTTTTTTTTTTAAAATAATATCTCATTTTTTTATAGGAATGACTATACCTTTAGCGTTATTTGCTTCGTCATATAATGAAGAAGAAGCAAATGGTTCAACAGTTCAAAATTCAAAATCATCATATACTCCAGTAAAAAATAATAAAAATAATTATATTTTAGGCAATAATGATAACAATGACTACTCGAGAAATAAAACTACAAATCTTAGAAAAACAATAAAACATAAACCAACAGCCCCTAATGAGTCGAAGCTTGCAGCATTATTAAAATCAATGGACGAATCGAGTGATTCCGAAAATGACGAAGAAAGCGGGAGCGGGAGCGGGGGCAGTGGTTTAGCAAATTATAAAGGTAGCGATACTCGACGTTCTAACTCCAACATGTTTCCTCCATTCCCCGAGTTAAACTATAAAGGACCGGGTTCTACTATGTCTACATCTAATGAAAATTCTGGGTCAGGTCAAGCTTCAACTACACCATATACTCCTGATATACCTACATCACCACAAGGTGCTGTTTCAAATAATGCATACAATGATATGCCTAGTACATATGCTAACCAATACTATAAGCAGTTTATCCCATACTTGAACCAAAATTCATCGGAAATACCAGGTCAACCGAAAGGCGAATTAATAGAAAAGTTAAACTACATTATAGACTTATTAGAAGACCAGCAAGATTATAAGACGAATTCTATTTTTGAGGATTTGATTCTTTATGCTTTTCTAGGTATTTTTGTGATTTTTATCGTAGACTCATTTGCCAAGTCCACCAAATACGTAAGATGAAAACATGAGATGTAAGAGATATGGTGAGATTTGCGTTTATTCATAAATCATAAATCATAAATCAATAATGCAAATCTCTATATTTATCGAAAAAAACTTAATTCATTATTACAACATTTTCCGGTAATAATGTTTTACATATATAGTTATGAATCAATAGAGTATTTTTTTCCACCAAAATAGGTTTAATACTCGCTAAAAAATAGTCAATTATCTTTTTATTATGCGATAGTGTATCGATAGAGATACACCCAATCTTGTTATTTTTACGCTCTATTTTGAGTGCATTAATAAAACCACAAATAAAGAAGTTGTCATGCGTTGACGGCATTTGAATTGATATTTGTAAATGTAAAATATGGTTTGCATCTTTTATGGCATTTTTACTGACAAGTATTTTATTTGACTTGCGAAACATATAGACCGCGTGTATCGTATCGTGATTCGCACCTACTATTCCCGTATTGTTTTTTTGTAGAAGCACATATACCGAATATATCTCACTCTTTATGAGGTGAAATACATGAGATACGGATGGTAGTATGGATAGCTCAAATAGTCTAGCGTATTTATTACTATCTTTGTTCATTGTGGCATTATTTGTGTGATATAGCTTCAAGTAGTCTAAAAGTATATTTATATTTTGTGTACCAATCCGTATCAAGTTTATACTGCCATGAAACTTATACTCTATGGTACTCTTCCAATCTAGTATAGGAATATAAAATGAATGATATTCCAAAAAAGGAACAACTAGTTTGGGGACATTTATTCCCGTATATATAAAAATCGACGAATATATCTTTGCTTTATGTCTTGACATCTTTAATCCATTTTTTTCGTATATGTTTTTATTCTTTGTGGATTTTGTGGATTCCAAGTTTTTATTTATTTCATCTGATTTTCCATTTATCTCACGCATCTGTAACATCTCATGTTTTTCGGATTGTATATAATCTTGCTCTCTTCTTATCACTTCGTCCCAATCATGAAACATTTTATAGTTATACGTCTTCATCATCGTCGTAACATCCGTTTCATCCACTTCCTGATAATTATAATACACTTGTGAAAAATAAATCGGCATCGATGACGCTTCCGCTTCTGCAAATTGTTTACTACTGTTAATGTCACCCTTTTTACCACCCTTTTTACCACCCTTTTTACGACCCTTTATATTCTTAAAAAAACAATAAAACGGTATTGAAATAATAACGCCAACAATATCCTGCACAGAAATCACTTTCGATGTATCATTGTCGCTTTTATATATGTTTTTATAATTTACAGTTACTATTGGGTCGTAATCGTGATTCTCCAATACCGTCTTTAAAAAAGACTTCTCCATCTTTCGACTCACATCCACAAATTTCATATTCCCATTGTTGTATTTTTCATTAAAATAAGGATAATTATTCATCAGTGATACTATATCTTCGTAATTTTTCATAGTCGTATCAATCTCATTTATATATATGTTCCCTACTTTTGCAGGTACATTCGTGTGTGTCACATAAGATACGTTGTTATTTAAAAAATTCAAATGAATCGTATCTGCTGGTTTCTCGTCCGATAGTATAGTATCCAATCTACACCAGTTTATGAGATTATACCTATAAAATATAGGCTGTTCTAACCAAAATCGTTGTTTTACTTTATTATATCCGTGTACTAATAGAATACTTAATAAAACGCTTATTATGATATAGTATAACCACATATCATAATAACTATAAATATATATTTTGTTCGTATTCTACGATTAGGTATTATTTTTTTTTATTGTTAAACTTGGGCGCTTTTGGTGCTTTGTATGCCTTGGGAGCTTTTGGTGCCTTGGGAGCTTTTGGTGCCTTGGGAGCTTTTTGTGCCTTTGGTGCTTTGGGTGCCTTGGTTGCCTTTGGTGCTTTGGGTGCCTTGGTTGCCTTTGGTGCTTTGGGTGCCTTGGTTGCCTTTGGTGCTTTGGGTGCCTTGGTTGCCTTGGTTGCCTTGGTTGCCTTGGTTGCCTTGGTTGCCTTTGGTGCTTTGGGTTCTTTGGTTGCCTTGGGTTCTTTGGGTGCCTTGGTTGCCTTTGGTGCTTTGGGTTCTTTGGTTGCCTTGGGTTCTTTGGGTGCCTTGGTTGCCTTTGGTGCTTTGGGTTCTTTGGTTGCCTTGGGTGCTTTGGTTGCCTTGGGTGCTTTGGTTGCCTTGGGTGCTTTGGTTACATTTTGGTTTGGTTGGATTGTATAAGGTTGTGTTGATACGAATGGAGCTCGCACATGTTGCACGATTACTCTTTTAACAACTTCTTGAACAGGACCTTGTATATAGTATGGAACCACTTGTGGAACTACTTGTGTAACCACTTGTGGAATTGATTTTTGTGGTTCAACTATTAAATTATTAAGTAAAGTTTCATTATTTATACTGTTTTGTTCTTCTAGTTGTAAATCTTTTTCTAACTGTTCTGGATTTTCTTTATAATAAGTTATTAATAAATCATATAATTCATTTTTTCTCAACTTACTAAATCCGGAAATACTATTTACTCTACAGATATCTTTTAATTCAGCAACAGTTTTTGTACGAATAAATTCAAAGTCGGTTTCGTTAGTAGTATCCATAATGGTATCCATTTTATTAAATAATATACAATATTATTTAAATAGGTTTGTATTATACTAAATCAGTAGGTAACAAAAAAGTATAAAAACCTTTGCACATACGAAGTATTGAAGTATTGAATTATTGATTTTTGAATTACGAATAAACGCAAATCTCACCGCATCTCTTACATCTCACATGTTTAATAGCATGCATGCATGTCTTGTCATAATGAGGTCGCAAGGTTGCACTGGTTAGTTTGCAGGTTTGTACAATATGTATATGTATTGGAATGGTCTATCAAATGGAAGCAGGTCAACCTGCGACAACATATTAAACCCGGCATCTTTTGCTTCACTTAAAATAACAGTTTGGTCAGGCGTTGTAAATTTGCGTACATTTTGCCGCTTTTTACCATTTTTCCTATTTTTAAATATCTCACGAAACTCTATAACTTCAGGATCATTCATAACCATGTCCGATTTGTATATGATGTCATCTATAATTGCATCATTATTTCCTAAAGCATTATTAACATGACTGCTGTTGAATAAACGCGTAACAGCTGGTGATAGTCTTCGCTCTCTTGCTCCATAAGTCTGTGAGTCAAAAAAACCTCCAACATTTATTAAATGAATCGCTAAAAATCCACCCGGAGATAACCACTTATAACAGTTCTCAAACAACATTCGCCTATTTAAAATCGTATAAATCGTAAAATCCAACAATGTAATAAGTGTAAATTTCTCGGCATCAAACGTAAGCTGGTTTGTTCCGTCTCCTAAAACAAACCTACTATCCGGATATTTTTTCGAAGAAAACGCTACCATATCATTTGAATTTTCCATACCATAGCAATTATACCCTTTCGAACTAAGTGTATTGACATGTTTACCAGTCTTAGAACCAATAACTAAAGCATCGGTCCGCATAACAGGAGAAGCCTTATTTAGAATAACGCCAACTTCATAATCATCGCGAAGGTCACTATAAAATAACCGTTCATACATTCTCGCATAAAAGTCGTCAAGAGAGTCTTCACCAGCCTTTAACGTAAACTCTTTATTTATAGTAAACCCTTCTTTATTTCCTGCTGAATCACTTTCTTTAGACGTTGTCTCTAAAAAGAATAGGCGATAGATGTATACAATAGATACAAGGATAATTAAAAATACCATCATAACTACCCAACATGAAGAAGTATTTATTCTATTAACTGCTGTGTCAATAAATGTCATTACTTATATGTATTATTTATATGTATTATTAATATATATTTTTTATAGAAAAAATAGTATATGGAAACCGAATTTCAAATTAATGATATAAGAACAATCTCCGAATTTAAAGGAGAATCATTTTCAAAATACAAAAAAACGGATGTCAGAAAAGAATTACTAAACTCAATGCTAAACGGAAAAATTGAACACGCGTGTAACTGGAGTTCTGAACTTATTTGTGCTGGGCAATTTTTAGACCTATGGGATATTATACTAACATTTTTAGGAAAACATATCCATTTAGCTAATCCAAAACTAGCAATATACCTTGAAATGCGATATGAAAATTTTAAATCAATTATATCTTCTGGATACAGAGACGACATACTACGACTAAGAAATAACCCCAAAATAAGAAGCATGTTTGCCGAAATAATTTGTATTTTGTGTTCTAGTAACAAAAAACACTGTTTTCAGGGTATCAAAATAAATAAAGAAGAAGAATACGACATAACACATATGTCAAATAAGTTGAAAGCACCATCTATGTCATATGCTCAGTCTATTTATCGAAAAGATGATCCTAAAGAGTTATTTATTGCTATTAACGAGTTTGCGTATCATATATCGCCGGAGTCAAACAATGCACTACAGGCGTGTTTTTGGGTAGAGTGGATAATGGAATTTCAAAAAATCTGCGCTAAAAAAAAAGAGAAATGTTTATGTGAACGCAGAACTAACATACCTATTGATGAAAAATTTCAGATGGACCCTATATGGATTTTATGGGAAATCATACTTAATAACTCAAAAAATGAGGATAATATAAAAGTAAAAATATTGAATAGCATATTAAAACTGTACTGTTTAAAATATACACCAGGTGTTAAAAAAAAACGGCGTTACTTGATATACTACGCAATTTCTATTTTAACCGAAAAATATGATACTAAAATAGAAATAACAAAAGATAAAGATTTAGTAGAGTCTGTTGTAAAAAAAATCAATGCAGTGTACAAACAAATAAAAAAAAATGAAATAGGACCTAAAGTAGATTACTTAATGACGGACTTCCGAAAAAGTTCTTTAGAAAAGTCAATTGACAAGTTACTGTTAATGAATAAATTTGACTTTATGTTGAATGAGTCGTGAGAATAAGATACCTTGTTTTTTGTAAACATGATTAGTAAAATATTTTTGATTTTTTAACATAATACGTAATCGTAGTAACAGTAAAAAACAATATTGCACCCCACAATGTATCAGTAATTGCTGTCTTCAAGTTATACTTTTTGAAAATTGCCATATTCGTAAAGTCAAATATACCATATGTACAGAATCCCAGTATAAAAGCATCAAATGGTGATTTGTTTGCAGATATAATAAAATAGTTAAGCAAAACCGCCATCAAAATATATGTAAAAATGGCAGGTGCCATATTTACAACAAGGGCAGAATTTTGAATTGCTGCTACCGTTTTATCAAATATAGGCTTTCCAATAAAATATAAATAAACAGAGTCAACGAGAACCAACAGTACAGAAGATACAACAAAAGAGTTCATTTAATGTATTATAAACCTTTAGTATAGTATTATGATATATAATAAAAATATGAATAATAAAAATATGAATAATAAAAATATGAATAATAAAAAAAATGATTTAATTAAATATTTTATAGTTATATTTTAATATGATGAAAGAAAAACCTAAACCAAATATGAAACTAAAACCAAAATCCAAATCTAATTCTTTAAAAAGGTCGCTTAGTATATTAAAAGGCGGAGAAGAACAACTCAAGAAGGAGGAAGAGGGGAAGGAGGAAGGGAAATCTTCCTTTTTTAGTTTTTTAAGTAAACGCGATGACATTAAAATTCCAGAAGACTCAAATGCAAAGAATGGAGCTGATATGGATGAAGATAAAGATGCAGACAAAGGAATAACTTTTAAATCGGGTAAACTGTTAACGATTTTATCTCCATCAGAAGAAGTGGTTGTTTCTAGTGAAGCATCTTCTTCTTCACTTTCTTCAACTTTATGGTTCTTATTTAGAGTATTTATCGTTATAATCATAGTTCTTATATTTATTCTTAACTTAACAGGACATTTAGATAATGTTGTAGCATTTATTAAAAACTTTTATGATACAAATATTGTACCTCTGCTTGTATCTACCGGTATAATGAAAGTTACACCGGTTGTAGCAGACCGAAGCACCGGAACACTTCCAGGTAAAGAATCCAAAACTGGTACAAATACAATCGACCAACTCAACAAAAATGTTGGCACAAAACCTGTGACGACAACACCTCCAAATACAACTTCATCGACACCTGCAACTACTAGACCTACACCGCTACCACCAAATACTAAATCACCTACGCTGCCTACGCTGCCTACGCTGCCTACACCACCACCACCTCAAAAACTTGTATTTACGGCTCGTCCACAGCGTGACCCAAATTTAAAACCTATACCTATTCAACCACACGAAAGGCGAACACCGTTAGTAAATAAAGGAGAATCGGCACGTCCTCCTGCATCAGCGCCTGCACCTTATCAAGAAGAAACAACACGTGAAAAACAAAGACAAGAATCTATAAGAAATGCGTTAAAGTATGCTGTTAAAAATCAAAATCGCTCGTCTTATGATGCTATGGGTAGAGTACGAATACCAAGAACAAATTCAGGTTACTGTTATATAGGCGAAGATAGAGGATTTAGAAGTTGTATTAAAGTTACAAGGGATATGAAATGTATGTCGGGTGATATTTTTCCAACAATGGAAGTGTGTGTAAATCCTCGTCTTAGGGCGTAGGTCTAGTAAATCATTTATATTTTTGAAACTATAACACAATATTATAATACAAGAGTATATTATAATATTCATAAATAAAAAACAATGTCTGTGCCACCTCAACCAACAAATTTAGTAGCACTAGCTACCAACGGAGGGGCTGTTTCTTTTACATGGAATAGTTCTGCAACAGCAACATCATACACCCTCGAATATAAAGTAGGCGGATTTGGAGATTGGATGGTCTTATATAGAGGAGCAGCCACAAGTTATAGTGTAGCCAACTTTGAAACAATAGCTGTTGTCAATAATAGTGTTACATATTGTTTCCAAGTATATGCTACAAACGGATTTGGTAATAGCCTACCCTCAAATATCTCACAAGCCACGCCATTTAATAACAATCTACCTACGCGATTATGGTCTCGTTTTGCACCAAATTGTACTAGTTTTAAAATAGATTCAAACAGTATACAGGAAACAAGTTATGACATGCAACGGAAAGCCAGTGTTTTGCAATGTCCGGTGAATGGGAGACTAAATTATACAAAAGCAATACTATGGTCTATGGCGTCGAGAAATGAACTTACGAGGAAAATGGCGTGGGCATCTCAGTCACAACTGTACACATACGATAATACTACAAATATAAATAATGAAGATGGTGTAGGACTGAAAATTGTTAATAATACTTTAACATGTCAGACTATACCTTCTCCAATTGTGTGCAACTCATCGAGTAGTTCAGATGTTCCCGGTAAACCCATCATACTTTGTTTTAACAATGATGCGCCATTTAACAACTATAGAAACCCCAAAACATATGCAGCAGGTGGTACTAGATTTAATATGTTTTAGTTAACTAATGGTACATCGTTTTGGTCAAAATACCACCTATCTGCTAAATAGCGTGGTCTATTAAAGTTACCATCAAAACTTTTAGATGCTGACTTCATGTTAGGTCCAGATACAAGAATATCTTGTATTTCTGCAATACTTATTGCATTGTTATAATATGTGAGGTTTGATAAATACCCAGAAAATCCACCATAGGAACAAATATTTACGTCGTCGTAGTTCTGTTTTACAACATCCTTCATAATGCGTCGCCTCGTTAAACGTCCATTTACATACACATCTAAATTCTTACCTTGTATTCGTATTATAATATTCATCCATTTCGCAATAGGTAAGTCATTTATGTCTATAACATCGCTCATTGGGTCATTAAACGAATTCACTATTACACGAATACCATCATACTTAGGGTTTATATATAAACCAGGAGCATTATTCGGGGAAACAATACCCTCACTATTTGGTTCTTTATTTCCTTTATTAAATACATGATGATATTGAGTATCGTTTGTAAAACCGTTCAAAAATAACCATACTGACCATGTAAATTCTACACCAGTTTTTTCATTGATAGAGCGGACAACAGTAATAGACTTTTTAATATTAGGGTCTTGAGATATTATTGTAGAATCAGAACCATTTATATAACCGTCTACTAAAACGACTTTACCACTGGGAGAAAATATCCAACTAATAAAAGCTACCATTAGTCGAAATAGAATAGCAAAGCCTATGATAACCATTAGTAAAAAAGCAATCTTTGCAACCCAACTATTCGACTCTAAAAAATCTTTAGAACCTTCGACAACACTTGCGGAACTAAAATCTTTGAAACTAGATTTCGAAGCTGTTCCTGCGTTGATGTTTGGTTCAGCATTAGCGTTCATACCTACACCCGTGTTAGCACCAGGAACAGGAGATGCTTCAGATTTGCCAGGTATCAAATTTTTGAGCGAATCTTCAAAACTTTCACTTTTTAATGATGATGGTTGTTTTTCCATTTATATTTATAATTATATTTATATGTATATAATAAATATAAAATATTTATACAGTAGTTAATAATTATACAGTAGTTAATAATTATACAGTAGTTAATAACTATACAGTAGTTAATAACTATACTAAAATAACTATACTTAATAAAATAATTAATCAGACAACGATTAATGATTAATTATTAATTATTCCTATTTTAAATTTTGTTTTATCTAAATGCTGAAACTCTTCATAACCGAGTTATCTTTCAAGAATGCTAACTCGATTTTATAACGCTTGAGAGCATTCAAGTCAAATGCAGAATTCGTGTATCCTCTAGAGTAAATATCCCATACTTCTTTTGGACTAAATACGTTGGGACTATATACCACGCTCGCAATAAAACCGGAAAATCCTGGAACCTGACTATTATTTGGTGTTCTATTTCCTCCTATGAAAATAGCACTATTCTTTGAAATGGGTGATGCAACATTAGTCATGCTACATGTCTTTATTAGTTTACCATCAATATATACATCAACTGCACGATTATACACGCTAACAGATATATTTACCCACGTCTGTAATGGGAAATTGGTAACACTGCAAGTAGAAGAAAGCGAGTTATATACATTTTCACTTTTTCCTACAGTACTTGGATTGGCAGGCTCAATGTATATATGCAAATCATTTGTCGTTTTAGCAAAATACAAAGCAAAAAAACATGGACTTCTTTCACCAGGAGCTAACGCTAAAATATTCTTACTATTTCCATAATTTACACTCCAGTCATCAATATATGTCCAGACAGAAAACGAGTAATTATTTCTAGAACTGTCTACCACATTATTAAGCGACTTATGAAATAATTCTGTACCCCTTTGAAAAGACATCAATACCTCCATTGAAGTGAAAAAGTAACTCCATATAATATATAAAAGTATAACAACTATTACAACACCTAATATTAATTTTAAATCCATTTATAATATACATCTAGAAATTTTTCTTAATAATTATAATTATAATAACAATAACAATAATTATAAATATAACAACAATAACGACATTTATTCTTTAATGTAACAAATAAAAACAAAATAAACAAAATAAACAAAATAAACAAAATAAACAAATAAAACAAAACTACACAGTTACAGGAGGATTCATATCTTTCATAGACTCATACATTAGTTTAATACTCTGTGCTAATACAGGGGTTTTATAATATACTAAATTAGACATTTCACCATATATACCAGGGGACGAACCTATAATTATACCATTTGGATTTTGATAGGGTATTATGTTTTGTTGAGATATTACTAAATCTCCATTTAAAAATATATCAATACTACCATCAATAAAATTTACAAAAACATTATTCCACCGCGAGTGTACGATTGTTATATCTCTTTGTGTTTTTTTATCAGGTACGATAACCGTACGTTTCCCGCCATTTGCGTCTGTAACGTCAACAGAGAATATGAGGGTACTTTTTTCTGCATTAAACTGTATATCAGGTACATTTCCACAGTTTACTAGTGACGTATTTTGAATATATGCTTCATTTGTATTCGGGGGTACTGGATGAATATATATCCATGTAGATATTCCATAGTTTACTGTTTTAACCATATTCTTCATTGAGGGGGGAATCGCCACACTATTCTTTATTTCTAGAGGGTACACTTTATGTGTCAAAACAACACCATTGCTATTTATAACTGTATTAAATACCTTCGGAATCAAAAATTTAGACGCAATTAAGGCTATTTGAATTAGTAGTATAATTACTACAGTATACTCTTTCTTTGCAAGCTGTAGCTGCTCTCTTAATACATTTGAACAGTCGATAATAAAACAAGGAATATATAATATTAGTTTCATAATGAAGTTGAATACAAATCCTAAACCGACATTATTTGATAAAACCAGACTTGTTGAGGTATCAAACTTAAATATACTAAGTATTAATGCAACAAAAACCATTAACAACAAAAAGTTAATAACACTTATAACTTGGTCTAGAGTAGAAGGAATAGACATTACTTTTGCGAGACCATAAATAATTAATCCTAGAAAAATCACAAAGACAATAAACGGTAAACTTATTTTAGATATAAAACTGGCATAAGGTCCAACTTCTTTCAAACCCGAACCTCCGGATATAGAATAAATCGTTAATAGCATCAGTAAAACACCAATCGTTAAAAACCCTATAAGCGACAGCGTTTTATACGTGGTTAAAAATTCAAAACTATTTTTATAATAAATATAAATTGTAAACCATACATAAAATAAAAATATCGCCAACAAAAAATACTTAATAACACCCGTAAATAACGACTTTATTGTTTCACAGTAAAAATTAATGTCAGTCAAGTAAGAAAAAAAGGCATTCGGGGCAGGTTTCTTACTAGAATCAGTAGCTGTACCTAACGTAGATGTAAATGTTTTAACACCCGAAGAACCATAAAACTCAAAAGCGTATAAGTATATCCACCTTGCTAAAAATAAAATGGATAATATTTGAAATACATTTGCCAATAATCCATTATCTGTGTATTTGTATAAAATATAGTTGATAATACCAAAACCAAAAATAACAATTAAATTTATACCCAATGATATACTATTTGTTGCTATATATGCAATGATATTTTCACCATTTATTATGAATAATGCTCCTAAAATTACTGCAACAACAAATAACAGTTTAACTTTTGTACTTATTTTATCCCAGTAAAAAACAACACTTAAAATAATCGTTGCCAATATTAGTCCAATCAAAATAGGCAATAACACATTTGATAATCGCGCTGCCCATCCAATAACAGTACCAATAAACTGTAAAATAGAATCCACACTGAAACTCAAAAACAGTAAAATTGACAGTATGATAGAAAGTGGATCGGTAATATCTCTTGTTTTTTGGGATAATTCATTTCTAGAAATAACCAAAACAATTATTACTGGCAAACACCAGAGTAATGTGAGAAAGTTTATGTTCTGAAAAATACCTAAATTAGCGATATTGTTATAACCGCACATAGAGACGATTAGTAAAAATAAAAATATACCTATCATATAACTTTTTATTACACCACCTGTCGAAAATAACATAACAAATGATACTAGCAACAGTGCAAAAATAATAAATCTTGTTATTGATAAAATAATATTTAATAGCGATGATGATGATGTTGTATTTGCGGATGGTATACTATCCATTTTTATATATTATCCTATTATAATTAATATATAAAAACATTTATTCATTTATTCATTTACTATTTATTGTTTATTGTTTCCGATTCTTTCGTTACTATTACATCTACATCTACATCTACATCTACATCTACATCTACATTTACATTTTTAGGAATGGTCTAATCTATCCATCGCTGTTTTTTTACCATGACAGTCCCGACATAATGCTACTAAATTACCGACTTCATTTGAACCTCCATTATGTAAAGCAATTACATGGTCCACCTCAAACCACGCAGGCAGTTGATGCTTACAGTCTCCGCATAACCAATTCTGATTTGCAGCAACAAACTTTTTCTTCGTCTCGCTTACACTTCGTTTTGTGGTTCCTCGCCCAGACATCATCATTCTATTCACGCTTGGATTATTTATTCCGTTACCAAAACCACCACCACCGCCTCCCATGCCGCCTCCCATGCCGCCTCCCATACCGCCTCCCATACCGCCTCCCATAGCATTACTATTGATATAAATATCTTGATTTGTATCTGTAAATGATTTTGTATTTGTTAAATTTAAAAATGGACTAATTAAATCCATGGAGTCACGTGTCATGGGTAGGGTTTTTATCATGTCATTTGCATGCCCTAAAAATTCCCTAGAATTTTCAGGATTTTTTTTTAAAAATAAATACAATGAAAGACCACCAAAAGCAAATGTCGCCATTTTTAAATATTTACTACTTTTTACAGTATTTAATATTTTTACTAGCTTGCCTTCATAATATGTATTTGCAATCAATAATCCCGTTATTATAAATATAACTAACTCTATTTTCATTATATATTGTTAACTATATAATCAACATATAATATTTTTCACTATATAATCATTTCTCTTTATAATCATTTCACTATGTAATAATTTCTCTTTATTTCCTGTATTTTTTTTGTTTTATATCCTCCATTCGCCACAACAGGAACGGGTTAAGGTTGATAAAGAGGCAAATTAGGAATCAAACGATTCTTTGCCATTTCATTTAACGAAACGTGTTTAATATTTCTAACGCTTCTAGCAGTTACACCATTGAGTATATTTTGTAAAACAACGTTATCTTTTTTAGAAGGTATACTCATCAAATACTGATTTAAGCTTTTAATTTCGGACATTATTTTTGGGACATTTATTGGAACATTACCATTTTTAAAGAAGTACTCGGTCAATATATACATCATTTTATTAATAAATATTTTATATTCAGACGAAGTTAGGTTAAATGCTGTTTGGGACTTTTCTATTAAATCAATGTATATCGAGATTAACCCCCAACTGTCTACATTCATTAAATATACTTCATTGAAATATTTAACCAAGTTAAGTTTATAGTCAACCGTATATGCCATCAAAATATCAATAATGTATTCGACAATATAGTACATGGTCATATTATATGTTATAATATTCTCAATATAAGATTGATTTTCTTTTATTAAATTTTTTTTATAACTTTCGCCATAAAAATTAAAAAATAGTTGATTTAAAAAAGATATCTGTCTATGATGCATAGACGCGAAGTTAAAGTATTCTGAAACAGCAAACACGCGCAAACTATCTCTTGTTAATACAAGACCATCGGCTTTTAAATTTGTAATAAATGCATCATATCTTTCTATAACATTTTTTTTAAATAAAAATCCAGAAAATGGGTGTATATATTGAACACTTAACTCACTCAAAGCAGCCGGTAAAGTTTTTTTGTCACTATCAACAATATAAGACAAACCCCAGTCAATTAACACTAATGTATTATTATCAGATAGGTTAAACATCATATTTTCTGGTTTAATATCACCATGAACTACATTGTTTTTATACATAGATGGTATTACAACGGTTAAATACTCAATAATAATATTATTAATAGTTACTATAATTGAAGGAGACAAAACCATTTTTGATATATAATCTTTTAACGTTATACTTAATTCTGGCATATTTATTATTTTAAACTTATTTAAATTATTGTTTATATTACTCGAAGTAACAGGAATATTCGTATTTCTATCATTCACATTCGATAAAACGTGTTTACATACCTCTTCTATCTTTACTTTATCTTGTTCAGTTAATGCTTTTGGGTCACACATTGTAATATTATCAAGTAAAAAATATTTCTTTATGTTCATCGGTAAGTGTTCCAATTTTTTTTTAATATTGAAAACATACATGTATTCTCTTTCACCTACACTTTTCTGAATGAGTTTGCTTACGTAATTTGGTCGAGAGGCTACATCGGAGTTTTTACAACTTAATTCTGGTTTAAAAATACACCCAAACCCACCTTCCGTAAAAGCAGCGCCGCCATTATGTATATTTATTATTTTTTTTGTTTTAGTTCTTGATTTTTGTCTTGATTTTTGTCTTGATTTTTGTCTTGATTTTTGTCTTGATTTTTGTCTTGATTTTAAACTCGTTATTTTATTTTTTTTCATTTTTATAATATTAAAATATTAAAATATTAAAATATTTTATTTTTTATACAAATAGTATACTCCTACAATACCACCAATCAAAATGAGAAAGAATACCAATTTTTCCCTATATTTCAACTCTTCGTGCATCTTTACTGCTTTAGGTTTATAGTTGTAGTAGTACTCTTTCAATGCTTGTGTAAGTGGGATTTCGGCTTTATTCGTCATTTTATTGACACGATTATGTATAAAATGAACCCACTTTATGAAGGAGTCGCGGCTATCCAAATAAGGAGTTACAGGATACTTGTCTATTAAATCACTAAACTTATTACCAATTCTTGAGTCGGGCATAAATAGAGGAAAATTATGAATGAGTTCATAATATTTTTTCTTTGTTACATCATTAGGGTGAATAGGATAGCAAATGGCGATAGACAAAAGAACAAACCAATAGTGAGGTCCCCATACATTCGAATCTAATACCATTTCTAATTAGAAACAATATAAAAAGATAACAAAGAATACATATAATTATGAATTCAAAATCATTAAAATCAACATATAATAATTTTTGCAACAACTGTGGAAAAACGGGACACTTACTTGTTGACTGTAAAAATCCTATAACAAGTGTCGGTATTATTTCATTTAGGTATAATACAACAAATAACTGCCTCGAGTATCTTTTAATACAAAGAAATGATAGTTTTGGGTTTGTAGAATTTATACGTGGCAAGTATCCCTTATTCAACATACAGTATATACAAACACTAATCAATGAAATGACATTTGATGAAAAAAACAAACTTTTAAATATGAAGTTCGAAGACATGTGGAAACTACTATGGGGAGAATACTCTAGTCTCCAGTATAGGGGCGAAGAAACATCTTCTAAAGATAAATTCGAATCTCTTAAAAAAGGTATAAAAATTAAAGATGTCGAGTATAGTTTAAAATCATTAATTGACTCTTCCATTACAAACTGGAATGAACCAGAATGGGGGTTTCCTAAAGGTCGCAGAAACTACCAAGAAAAAGATATTGACTGTGGTCTGCGAGAGTTTACAGAAGAAACTGGTTATGACTTATGCGACTTTAAACTTATTGAAAATATTATTCCCTATGAAGAAATGTTCATCGGTTCAAATATTAAAAGTTATAAACATAAATACTATCTAGCACATATGATAAATAACACAAAAGATATTCAAGAATACCAAAAATCTGAAGTTCGAAATATTAAATGGGTCAGTTTCGAAGACTGTATAAATTGTATTCGCCCTTATAATTTAGAAAAAATTAATATTATTGAAAAAATAAATAAAGTTTTACAAGAATATAGATTATATTAACATTATATAAGAATTACTTATTCATTTATACTATATATTAAATGGATTCGGACCCAAATAAAAAAGGAGACCAAAAGGATAAAAAACCTCCCATTAAAATAAAACAAATTAATATTCCGGAAAATATTCGCACATTACTCAATCGCGGGCAGGGAGAAGCTGTTGGTGCTGCAGCTGCAGGTGCAGGTGTTGGTGCTGCTAATGCTGCAAAAGCCGATGTTTCTTCATTATCAACACTAGACCCTTTTATAAAAGTTGTAGCTGACTCAAACAAGGGTATTATTCTAATGCCTGTTCTCTCCGATGTTAAATTTTCTATGCCTCCTGGTTCTGTTGGTTCATTTATAGGTAGTTCACCTTCGTCTAGTCAAGGTCCAATTTCTGAGACTTCTACATTTTCTGATAAAAAAAGTGGTACGCCATCGATATCAAGTGCATCACGTTTCAGACAAAGTTTAAGTTTCCCCAATTTTTCTAATCTTTCAAAACCATCTTCTGGGTTGCGCGATTCATCTAAAATCCTTTCATCTTCAACACCTAGGAGTGATACACAAGACTTTAATATTTCTCTCCCCAGTGGTAGTAGTAGTTCAGGGTTCAATATATCTATTCAACCAAGAGATGATGTTTCATCTTCTAGAAGCCAACAAGGTAGAAGACAATTTGTAACTAGTGCATCTAGTGGTTCATCAAGTGAGGAAGGATTAGCTGCATCACGTATACCTTCACAAAAAAGTATGAGTAGTCGCATCGGGTACGATATTCCGCGCGATGAGTTATCAAGAGCACCGTCTTCAGAAGTTGAAGCTGCTGCTGCAGAAAGTTTACAGTATCTTAAGCAAAGTAAATTACCTCCATCATCTCCTCCATCGTCTCCTCCATCGTCTTCGTCGTCATCCAAAACGACTACACCAGCAGCTGCATCATCATCCACGTCCGCGTCAGAACAAGAAGTACCCTATATACAAGCACAGTCATCAAAAGAACTAGGAACACCATCGTCGGAAGGTGAAAGCGAAAAAGAAAAAAAAGAATACGAATACCAAGAAGAGTTACAAGAACGTCTTCTTTCAAATATGTCACCTCAACAACAAGAGCAACAAAAAGAGTTTATTTTCAATCCAGATATTTCTAGAAAATCTAAAAAACAACAAAATAGATTCTTAAAAGAAAAAGGTGATGCCGAAAAAGAATCGATTGAACATTTTAATAAACAACTTTCAAATATTGGTTTAAAATTCCAACAGGGAGAAGAAGGAGAAAAAGATAAAACATCGTCTCCATCACCATCGCCATCGCCCGAAGAATTAGAATCACAAACAGATAAAAATGCATATAACTTTCTATACCCAACACTAGATGACCCAATGTTTAACATAAAAATCGCATCTAAAAAAGAATTTGCAGATACAAAATATGACGGTACCATACAAAACAGTTTAGAAGCAATAAAAAAACACTCCAATAAAATGTGTAATGCAGATTTCGAACTATCACCACACCAATTGTTTGTTCGCAATTTTCTTTCTTTTCAAACACCCTATAACAGTCTTCTTTTATACCACGGACTAGGAACCGGCAAAACATGTTCCGCAATAACAATATGCGAAGAAATGCGCGACTATTTAGTTCAAATAGGTATGTCAACATCACAAAAAATTATTATTGTTGCTAGCCCAAACGTCCAGCAAAACTTCAAACTACAATTGTTTGATAAAAATAAACTGAAATTAATCGACGGTATTTGGAATATACGGTCATGTACGGGCAACAAATACCTTAAAGAAATAAACCCAATGAACATGAAAGGTATGGAAGAAGAAAAAGTTGTATCCGAAATTAAAAAAATTATTCGCCGTTCTTACCGCTTTTTGGGATACGACCAATTTGCAAATCTTATTGAAAAAACATCCATCGTAAGCGACGAGATTACGGACAGGTCACATCGAACTAAAATCATGATGCAAAAGTTAAAATTAGTATTCGGTAACTCTCTCATCGTAATTGATGAGTTCCATAATATAAAAAGCACGGATGAAAAAAGTGGGACGCGTGCCGTAGCAGAACAATTAGAAAAACTAGTAAAATTCGGACCCTTCCTTATGACGCGTCTCCTTCTTTTGACCGGAACACCCATGTACAATAGTTATCGAGAAATTATATGGTTACTCAATATTATGCGAATAAATGATGGGAGGGCTGAGATTGATATTCGCGATGTGTTTAATTCTAATCCCGATGAAGGTATATTTGTAGAAACGTCAGAGGGACCAGGACAAATCACTGAAACAGGGCGCGAAAACTTGCGACGTTTTTCTACAGGATATGTCTCCTATATTCGCGGCGAAAATCCATATACATTTCCCTTTCGTATTTATCCGGATGAATTTGCACCCGAACATACATTTTCTGGTGCGGGTGCGGGTGCGAGTGCGGGCAGCGAAGAGAAAAAGGGGACTGGACAATATGAAATTCCAAACATGCAAATCAATGGTGTACGAATCCCCGAACACCGTAAACTCTCTAGAATGCAAGATAAAATATATTTGAACCCGACATCAGAATACCAGCAAAATGTTTACTCCTACATTATTCGACAATTTCTCGCCTTGAAACGCGACGAAATGCGCACGATCGAAGAATCCGTCTCCGTCGGCATCAATATCCTGCGAAGCCCCGTGGAAGCTCTCAATATCTCCTACCCATCCGACGACTTTAACCCAGAAACTGATAATATTAACTATGACATTCGTCTTCTAGTTGGCAAATATGGTCTCAGAAATATCATGAATTATAGCGAAGAAACGAAAACGGGATTTGAATACAAAGCCGATAAACCTCACATATTTTCTAGAGATGCAATAGGCAACTATAGTTCTAAAATAAAAAGTATTTGCGACAGTATATATAAATCGGAAGGTATTATATTAATTTACAGTTTTTATATCGAAGGTGGCGTAATACCTATGGCGCTGGCATTGGAGAGTATGGGGTTTACGCGATATGGTACAAAAGCTAGGTCGTTATTCAATAATCCTCCTGATGGGGTAAGAGCGATAGACGGAATTACATCACGCCAAAGAGGTGAAATGCGCACAAATGAGACATTTTTCCCGGCAAAATATGTTGTCATTTCTGGGGAAGCGTCTTTATCGCCTGATAATATAGGAGACGTAAAAGCTGCTAGCAATGAAGCAAACTTTGATGGACGATTTGTGAAGGTTATTATTATTTCAAAGTCGGGAACAGAGGGTCTCGATTTCAAGAATATTCGCCAAGTTCATATATTAGAGCCGTGGTATAATATCAACTTGACAGAGCAAACGATTGGTCGCGCCGTGCGAAACTGCAGTCATAAAGACTTGGAGTTCGAAAAAAGAAATGTTCAGATATTTTTACATGGTTCTATTTTAACAAATACACCCGATGTAGAAGCAGCGGATATTTACATGTATCGTCTTTCCGAGAGAAAAGCGCGGTACATAGGCGAAGTAAGTCGCGTATTGAAAGAGAATGCCGTAGACTGTCTCCTGAATATCGAGCAAACAAATTTTACGGAAGAAAAATTCGATGAAAAATTAAACAATGAACCCGTGCCGCAAATACTTTCATCATATGACCCTACAACTAAGTCTAACATAGTCATTCAGTATAAAATCGGCGACAAAAATTATTCTTCGGTATGTGACTATATGGAATGTGTTTTTAGTTGTAAACCGGGTATGAATGAAAGTCGCATTGGTTCGAGAAAAGATATTTTCACGGATGCAATCATAACCATGAATACGGATAAAATTGTACAGAGGATACGCGATATTTTTCAAGAAAAATTCTTTTATAAAAGAACGGCACCTGGTGAAAAAATACAGGATATATCGAATGACCTAATATCCACAATCAACTACAATAAAAAATATCCAATCGAAGCAATTGATATTGCCCTTACACAGTTGATAGAAGACAAGAATGAATATATTCGTGATAAATATGGTAGGTATGGAAGGCTTGTAAATATTGGTTCATATTATTTATTTCAACCACTTGAGTTAAATAACCCTATCATACCTATTCGCGATAGACAGAAACCGGTGGATTTTAAACGCGAAAAAATCATATTCAAGCCGAATAAAGAACAAAACTATTTCGAGGAGTTTAAAAAGTCGTATATTTCAAGTATACAACAGTCACGTGCATCGTCGCGTGCATCATTGAAAGCCAAACCATCTATTCAACTAACGATGGGTAAAAAAATGTCAACATTAGAAGAAGGCGCTGAAGGTGCTGAAGGTGCAGAAGATCTCGAACAAGGTGTTGAGGAAGTGAGGGACAAAAGTGATATTGAAAGTGATATTGAAAGTGAAGATGAACTTTTCAAATATTTCTCGACAGTGAAAAAAGAACCGAAGGTATTTATAAAAGCGAAAAAACAGTTTAATGAAGCTAACAAACAAAATAATTATAAGAGGGGAAATAATGATTGGTATTATAACTGTGGTAATATTTTAGAAAAGAAACTATCTTTTATTCCTGAGGAATTATTACAAAAACTGCTAGTAGCGCATATTTTAGAAGAACTAAATATTGATGAAACGCTTTTAATTCTTAACTATATTACTTCTCTAAAACGTCGCAAAACAGTGTCTGAAAGGAGTGAAATACCTCAAAAGTACGTATTTGATGAACTAGTTGAGGAATATTATGAAAATAATATTTTACATAGTAGAAACGGCATGGAAGGAATATTACTAATTAACATAGATGGAACATATCAGTTGTTTATAAAAGATACAAATCTTAATATGTGGAAACCTGCAGGTCCGGCGGATATTGAGTACTTTAAAAAAGATATTTCCGAAAAGAATACAATAACTCCTGAAAATCCTTTAAATAACTATATTGGATTTATCACATCGATCAAGAGAAAAGATTTTTCTTCTCTCGTTTTTAAAACAAAGAAAATATCTTCAGGTAAAGGTAAGGGCAAAGGCAAGGGTAAGTTATTTGCAGGTAGTATTGCATCAAGATGCGACCAAGCCGGTCGAGCAACAACTGAAAAAAATATCATTGACATGTTAAGTCCACCAAAAGTAAATGAAATAATAGACGCTCTACCAGTGGCAAAAAGAGAAGAGTATTTAAATTACGGAATTGAAAATAGAAAAGATGAAGAAGGGGAAATAGTTCCTTTAACTGATAAAGTATTAACTGAAATATTTGTTAATCGGATTTCTTTAGATAACAATAGTCCTTTATCTATTTCAAATAAAAGATTTACGAATGAAATAGAGTTATGTATTTTACAAGAATTTATTCTACGCTATTTTGATGTCATAAGAAAAGACGAAAAACGATGGTTTTTAACTCCTGTACAAGTTTTACTCAACAAAGTAGAAACATTAAGATGATTCAATTCAATTCAATTCAATTCAATTCAATTCAATTCAATTCAATAATATATGTAATTTAATATATATAACATTTATTTACATATATTATATATAAAATCAAAAATATTTAAATCATGAATAGCAGAATATCAACATCTAGTCAATCTAGAAGAAATGCCGTAGCCGGCAAATTATCGCTTTATATTAAAAATATAATTTCTAAAAAAATATCAGTACCTATAAAATACGTCGGAACAAATATTGCGGAAACTCTCGAACAAATTTTAAGTAATAATTTTGAAGGTAAGTGTTGTGTTGAAGGTTATGTAAAACGTGGTTCAGTTAAAATTATTACGTTTTCAAGCGGAAATATTCTAGGAAACTGTGTTATTTTTACAGTTGTTTTTGAATACTTGGTTTGCAATCCTCCTCAAGGTATGCGAATATCATGTGCTGTTAAAAATATAACAAATGCTGGCATTTTAGCACATATTGATGATGGGGAGTATTCACCTCTGAATATTTTTATTGCAAGAGACCATCACTATAATATTCCCTACTTTTCGGAGTTGAAGGAAAAAGATATTATTATGATTCGTGTAATCGGACAAAGGTTTGAATTAAATGACCCATTCGTATCTGTAATTGGTGAACTAGAATTAAAACAAGAAAGAGAATCGAGAAATAGTTTGAGACATCAAATAGAAAATGCACAGAAAAAAGGTAACCCCTTATCGGTAATTTTAGAAGAAAATAGTGATATGTTAGGAGAGTTTAGGATATCTAACCAGGCTGAGGCTGAGGCTGAGGCTACTGCTGTCATACCTGATAAAGAAAAAAGCAAAAAAGAAGCTGAAGAACAAGAAGAACAAGAAGAACAAGAAGAACAAGAAGAACAAGAAGAACAAGAAGAACAAGAAGAACAAGAAGAACAAGAAGAACAAGAAGAATAAGAATGTGAAAATATAAACTAATAATAAGTAATATTCCTAAGTTAACATATTTTCTATTTATTTTGTATTTATTTTTGTAACTATTTTGTTTTTATTTTTGTAACTATTTTGTATTTATTTTATGTTGTTCAGTATAATATAATATAAAATAAAATTGAAACTATTATAAAGATAAATTAATATATTAAAGTAACATCCTTATCATTACGCATCGTAAATATTGAATCATGGCTACATCTGTGTCTACTTCTGAACATTCTCCTATTACATTCACTACTACTTCTACTATAGTTGAGCCTAAAAAAAGAGGTCGTTCTAAAAAAAATGGAAACTCTACTACAACTACGACAAATACTACCACAATTACAATTACGCCAAAATTTATAGAAGTTGAAAACACTGGTCACGACTCTGATGATTGTTTAGGAAATGTTGACCAAAGTTTTAAAAATGAAATTGTTTCTCCATCGGGGGCAGGTGATACTGAAGTATTAAAAACAAATAATTCTGAAAGCAATGGTATTCATAAAGAAGATACAGATACAAGTAAATCACAAGAAGATGAAGAGAATGAAGAACATGATGATGGATTATATAAGTTGACACAGTTTAACTATGATATTTTAATACCATTTATACTCATTAACATGCATGCATCTAGTAGAAGCAACATTCTTGCTCTTCTACATACTACACTTGTAAGTTGTATTGAGGGTAGATGTATTTCAGAAGGATTTATTAAACCAGAAACAGTAAAAATCATTGACTTCAAATGTGGAAAAATAGTCGCCAAAAATGTACAGTTCAACCTTGTAATAGAATGTTGTGTCTGTAACCCTGTTGAAAATTCTATCATTAACTGTATTGCCAATAATATTACACAAGCAGGAATTCGTGCAATTTCAAATGACAAGCATGTACCTGTTGTCGTATATATTTCACGAGACTATAGTATACTTACACAAAACACCTACTACAATACAATTAAAGAAGGTGACAAAATAACAGTAAGAGTTATTGGAAAACGTTTTGAAATGAATGACAAATTTATTCAAATCATAGGCGAATTATTTTCACCAAAAAAAGAGCGCGCTTTTTTGAAAACTTCTAAAAAATCAAATACAATAGCATCTAGTGCTACTACATCTACATCTACTTCTACTTCTACTTCTACTTATACATCTACTACTACATCCGAGGGTTGTATAAATGCAGTGAATGATACTTCTACTTCTACTTCTACTTCTACTTCTACTCCTGTAGGAACAACTCCTACAAAAGTATTCAAAACAGTGAAAGCTCCAAAGGAACCAAAGGAACCAAAGGAACCAAAGGAACCAAAGGAACCAAAGGAACCAAAGGAACCAAAGGAACCAAAGGAACCAAAAAAACCGAAAAAAACAATTAAGAGCAACGTAGATGCATAAAAGCAAATATGTGCGGATATAATAAAATATAATTTTTAAATAAAAATATATAGAAAGATTTTTTTATGTAACTATAAATGGAAGTAAAAGAAAATATATTGTCACAATACCATACCAAAAAATATGTATCAGATAATAAATATTTTGTGGACTCCTTAAAATTTTTGAAAGAACGTATTGAGTCTACTAACACATTTCATCAAATAGAAATTTTAAAAATATTTAACGACAATGGTGTATTAATTAATGAAAATAAAAATGGTGTTTTTATTAACTTAACATATGTTGATTCACCTATACTAGATAAAGTTTATAAATATTTAAGCTATGTCAACAAACAAGAGGACCAACTAAATGAAATTGAAAAAGAAAAAGAAAAAATTGTTACTTCTTTTTTTAAGTAAACTCTTCCATTGGTTATTAGTTATGGGTACTTATTACCATGTCAATATATAATATTTTTAAACTATAATAAAGACATGATTAAGTATAAGTATAACAACTACCTAGACATAAACATTTTAACAAGTAGCAAAATTAACAAATGTCAACAGCAACAGAAAATGCAGGATTGTCATCGTCATCGTCACATCGTGAGTTAAAAAAAACAAAAAATATAAACGGCGAAGAATCTGTGGCATCGTCTTTGAATTCACTTGTAAAAAAACAGTTTACAAATATCACTGAACAATATAATTTATATGCATCGACTATTAACCAAATGGAAGAAAAAATAAAGGAATTAAAAAATATAATGCTTTCTGAGTGTTTTTTACAACATTGTCAAAATTTTACACTCGATACTCCAAAGCATGTAAAAACCAAAACCACCAATAAAGACAAAGTCATTTCTACAGAAAAATCTACAGTGAAATACACTAATATCGACTCTCATAAAAATATTATTATAACACCAAGTAACGTGTTAGATACAACATTTCATGAGTGCGAAGATATACATGAAAAAATAGATGATGTAACTTCTGTAACCCCACTAGACAATGATAGCATAAAATTAGAATACTTCACTCCATCACAGTCGAATTCCCTTTTTTGGTGTTTTTATATTATTTATAACGGTTTCACATCTTATGAATACGAATCTAATTATTTTACAGCCGAACAACAGTTCAAAATTCAAACTATTGAAAGGGTAAAAAATGGTGAAGGAAAAGCGGCTTTAAAGGAACATAAAATATCGAAGTCATGTTTTGAAGGAGGGTTGATGGGTTCTACAAATATAAATGCTAAAACCTTGTATGCTCTTTGTTTATGTTATAACTTAAATATATTTTACATCTATAAAAATACGTACTATGAAATGATTTCAAGTATAGAAAAACCAGTTCATATTGTTAAGTACAATGCAGAAACAAATAATTATTCGATTCGTCTTCCTGTAAATATAAATGCGACGGAAACATTGAGCAAACATTCCGAATATATAGAAAAAATCAAGGAAACATATTGGAAACTTGACAACCTTGAAAAACCTCTTCGCCCTATTACGACATACTCGGTACATGACCTTATTACTATTTGTTCAAAGCTTGAGATTGATGTCGACTTTATATGCGAAACGACGAAGAAAAATAAAAAGAAAACAAAAGCACAACTATATGCAGATATAATGCATAAATTATGAATATGATTATTTTTGAATATGATTATTTTTGAATATGATTATTTTTGAATATGATTATTTTTGAATATG